TAAATCGTTCTTTTCCCTTTCACCAAAAGTTCCAGAAATTGCATCAACTCTTACAGAAGGAATTGTCTCTGCGACAGACGCTCTGTTCTACACAGAAGAAGAAAAAGTAGGGGATGAAAAAGAAGTTCTCTCTCTCCTCATAGAGAAATATAAAGTTCTTGGTTTTGACACACTCACATCTCAAATAACAAGAAGAATCCTTGTCTCCATTGTGACTGGTGTGTGGGCACTTGGAGCAATTCTTGGCCTCGTCTTATGCTGTTTATCGCAGACAGAGATACTACAAAAACTTATAGCTTTTGCTGACGCATGGAAAATTGGTTGGTCGTTCGTAGTTATTTTCAGTTTTTATTTCGGTAGACATATGTTAATGTTAGGAAAAGATAATAGGAAAAAATAATGGAAGAAACACTCAACCCGATACACAGAAGGATCGCACGGCTTGCCGTGCAGGGTGTAAAGAACAAAGATATAGCAACTGCTATGGGTCTCACAGAAGCTTGGGTTTCTACAGTAAAAAGCAAGACAGATGTTTGTCTTTACATGGAGAAGCTGTGTAAAGATGTTGATGTTGAGTTTACGGACAAAATGACTAATGACGAGTTAAAGGGAATGCGGGGAATGGCCACTGAGGTTATTATGGCTGAAATAATGTCCCCTATTTCTACTGCAAGAAGACTTAATGCAGCATTTGGTCTTCTTGACAGGACAGGGCACCCGAAAACACAAGCTATAGAAGTTGCAGAGAAACCCAATATTTTACGTTTAACTCCAGAACCTGGGGAAGATATTGAAGATTTTAAAAAGCGAAGAGATGAAGCTGTTGTGCTTCTTGCTGAAAAAGAAAGAAAAGAAGAAGGATAATAAAAAATGGCTGTAACAGTTAAAGAAATAGGTTCTGTTATTAGAATCACAGGGACACTTGATGAAGATACAGAAAGCGAGCAGGTAATCTTTCCGGAAAGTGTTGGTGGAGAGATAGAAACACTTATTCTTGACGGTAGTGATGTAGGGGATAATCTTACGCTTACCACAAGTTGTGATGGGGCCAGAGAAGAAATTTTTTCTGTGTCTAACACACCAAATACGGTTGAGTGGGAGAATAACAGTTCTCCATTCCGGACATTCCAAGGAATTAACTGGCCGTTTCTTAAAGGCCTTTCTCTCAAAAATCTTGACGGTGGAACTGTCTTTATTAAAGTTAGAAAAGTAATTACTAATATAAGAGGCTAAAATGGCAACTGTTTGGAAAAGAGATAATTTAATATCTGGTGATAATAGTATTGCAGATATACCTGTGGCAAGAATGTCAGAAGATGATCTTTGTCAGTCTGCTGTTGGCGATATTTTCTATATTCATAAAGTTGTTACAACGGGTGGTGCTGAAGATTCTCCAAATCTTATTGTCCCGGATGACGCAGAAGGAGCCAGAGTAGATTGGAGATGGTCACTTATGTCAATGGATTCTGGAGCTACTGTAAATACAAGTGGGAGCCCAGTTGCACTTGATTATGCTAGATTTACAGACGCGGATACGATAGAAGGCCGGTCTTATACTGAAATGAGGGATGACATTTTACTTGATGGGGATAATGTTTATTATGTTGGAAAAGGTGGGAATGACTCAAATGACGGAAAATTAGATTCTGAACGTCTTCTTACATTTGGGCAAGCTATAACTTTAATAAATGCACTTACGGGTGGTAATGTTCCATCAACAGATAATAAATATAATATTGTTTGCCAAGATGCCGGTACATACACTGAAAATATTACAATCCCAGATTTTGTTAATATTATTGCTCCTGGCGCCACTATTGAAGGAAATACTGTACTTTCAAATAATAATTCTAGTATATTTGTTTATAAATTAGAAGCAAGTTCTGGCTATGTTGTTGAAAATACTGGAAGTGGAAATTACTTGTTTGCACGCGAAATTTCTGTGGCCGGCACAGCTGTTGGTTTAAACGTTTTGAGTGGGCAACTTAATATATATATTGAAGTTGTAATGGGTGGAACAGGTGCTTTGTTAGCATTTGGTTCAGCTAATGATATGCACTTAGCTGGTTATATAGGAACAATAATAGCAGGCGCTATTACTAAAGTTGTACATGGTGTTGGTACAGCTGGAACGCAAACTGTTAGTTTAACAATAAATTATATTGTAAATTCTAGTGGCACTGGATTATTACTTGAAGGCCCAGGAACTATTAATCTGTGTATCAACACATTAAGTGCTACTACTGCTTATGATGTTGATAATTCTGGCCTTACTGTAAATCTTACTGTAAATAGTATCAGTGGAACAAGGACTGTTACAAATGGGACAATGAATATTCAAGAATATCAGGCAAAAGGTATTGCTGATAATAATCTTGTTGAAATTGATAGTGCAAGTGTTGCGGATGATGAATATGCACGTTTTACTGCAAATGGACTTGAAAGTAGATCTGTTGCAGAAGTAAGAAGTGATATAAATGTAGAGGATGGGGCGGACGTTACTGATGCCGCCAATGTGAATAGCGCTGGCGCAGTCATGGAATCTGATTTTGATGCAAATACTGTTCTTACTGCAAATACTGACAACACTCCGGCAGCACTCACAGTAGCAGAACAAACATTGATTGGACGGATTACTTCTGGAAACATTGCAGCTCTTACACCAGCACAGATAAGGACACTCTTAAATGTAGAGGACGGAGCAGATGTAACTGATGCAACTAATGTTAATGCAGCTGGTGCGGTTATGGAATCTGACTTTAATGCAGATACTATTCTTGTTGCAAATACTGATAATACACCACAACCAGTTACAATTGCTCCAGATACTTTAGTTGGTCATTTATCTGCAGGTGGCGGGAACATTAGAGATCTCACACCAGCACAGGTACGAACACTTCTTGATGTTAACCAAATATCAAAACTTGCTGCAGGAAAAATATGGTTTCGAGATGGAGAGACAGGTGGTGGAGCAAATGATCTTGACACAATAGATGGAAATGACCTTACACTTGGTGATGTTGCGTTTGTTACAGGGGAATTTAGTGATAATTTTGGTGGTCAAACAAGTATTTGGGTTTATCATGATTTTGGAACAACAATTACTGAAACTGAATACACTATAAAACCAGACACGAATCCAAATACTAATTATGCGTGGCTTCGGGTAGCTGAGACTGCTGCTCATAGTGTAAATTCCAATGGAACGTTAGCAACAGGAGCTTTTGTAAAAACAATAACGGCTACAGATGGGATGTCAGCAACCCTTAATGCAGTGTCTGATGATAGTGTGAAAGAAGACCTTCTTCCAAGTATCATTGCGGAATCTGGAGGGAGCAGGACTTTAGCACTTACAGATGCACACGATATTCTCCGTGTAACTGCAAGTGGAGATTATACAGTTCCACCGAACTCAAGTGTTGCTTTCGAAATTGGTACAAGTATCGAGATATATAAAACCTCAATTGCTCTTAATGTCGGGATTGTTGGTGGAAGTGGAGTTACTATGGAAGGTATACTTGGAGATGTAGACTTTGATCTCTCAGATGTTGGGACTGTTCGACTTACTAAAGTAGCTACTGACACTTGGCATTACGATGGCCCAGTAAAGGCGGCTTAATATGAGTAAATTTACTTGGTCTCCGCACCCGACGACAGTTGGTGAAGCTCCGTTTTGTTGGTATGACGCTAATGATGATTCTTCATTAACTGAAGAATCAGGTTCTGTGTGTTCTGAAATTAGATGTAAAGTTGGTTCAGGGGTTAATCCAGTACAGGCAACGGATGTTGATAGGCCGGATATAGTGTCTAACGCGGTTAATGGGCTCCAAGTGTTAGAAGGAACAAATGCTGGAGCCGAATTTTTGCAAGCCTCGTTTACTGATGGTTTTATGCCTTCTAGTGAACCTTTAGAGATTTTTTGTGTATGCCAGCCCCGAACACCAGAGTCTATATATAAACGACTTTTTATATTTCACGAAGATTCGCCCTCTCAAGCATCAGTGGGTGGGTATTTCCCGAATAATAGCAATCTCGCGGACGTGTCCGGATCATCTGGTTACTATGTCGCAAATACTTCTTTATCTCTTAATACAACTTATATTATATCAATAAGGAAGTACCCCACAAACTTATGCCAAGTATATGTAAACGGAGCACTAGCTACAGTATCAAGTCAAATAGTATGGACTTACACTAATCCTGGTGCTGGAACGCTCACCTTGATGAATAATAAAGACGGTGGGCCTTTAAACTTTGTAGGTTATTTTTGTGAGCTGCTTGGGTATTCTGGTGATGATTCAACTAGAAGAGGTTGGGTCAACCGTTACTTAGCTAATAAATGGGGAGTTGCGATATAATGTTTTTTGGAAAGCTTAGTAGTTTAGATAAATTTTATGAATGGCAAGGAGAAGATATAGATCCAGCTCCCGGAACAGTGAACTATGAAATGTTTCATGATAATAATAGCAAACATTTCACTCGATATACTTGGCCAACAGTAGAAAAAGATGGAAGCGTATCTTTTGTTATTGATACAAAGCTGCCTATAGGACAATACAGAAAATTGTTAAACCTTATGAAAGTAGATTGTATTCAAGGAGAATAAAATGTCAAAAAGACTAAAAGTTAATAAGACAATAGAAAACCTATATTCAAGTAAACCGCTTACTCGTGATAATTCTTATCTTAATGTTAATGTTACAATGAAGACTGGTATTAAAACAATAGAAATAGAAATAATTACTAGTATATGGGATTCTCAAGACAGCCGTAAAACAGCTAAACCACTTTATGAACTTTTAACGAGAATAAATAGTAATGATGAAGGATATAAAGCTTATTTTGTTAATGTACCAAGTAAGTATGTTGGATCATCAATAGCCACATGTCTCAAAGCCCAAGCATATGATTATTTAAATAGCTTAACATGTCTTGGACCGGTTATTTTTGCAGATTGGGAAGATGTAGATGATAATATTACTTAATAAAAAGAGAGGTGGTGATACTTAATGACTTTTAAAAAATATATGTTATAAAAAGAAAGGGGAGAGAGAATGGCAAAACAAGAAAAACAAACGCTTATTAATAAGTGGGTCCCGATTGATAATCTTACAGAAGGTCTTTATGTTGTGAATGTTGGAGTTCTTGTTTCAAAAGAGTTCCTTAATGGTAATGGAGAATTGTATGCTGGAAGCCTACATTTTATTTCAAATGCAACATTAATTGCGGATAAAAAAAACCCAGGGTTTTATAATATTGAAATAGAAGGAAGAAGAAATTGGTAAATGTCTCTAAATCAGCAATGAGAGAGAGCTCTTTCTTCATAAAAGTAGAATTAAAAGATAGTGCTGGATCTTCTGTGACACCTACAAGTTTATCTTGGACACTTGTAAATGAGATTGGGGCTGTAGTGAATAGTAAAAATGCTCAAGTTCTTACACCGGCATCTGCAATGTATATTCTTCTTGAGGGAGATGATCTTGCTATTCAAGATGAAGATAATGAAAGCGAAATAAGGTATATTCTCCTTACTGGTGTCTATGATGACATAAGGAAAAGTGGAGCTGTGTTTAAAGATACAATTATGTTTTCTATCATTAATCCGATTCCTGAAGTAGCTTCATTAGTAGGTTTTTAATATGTTGCTAAAAACACAATGGCAAACAGCTGTGAGTTGGGTAGTTGGGACAGTGTGGAATAATCAGACGGCAAAAAGTCCTAATCTTGTATGCATTGGTCTACGAGGTGTTGTTGAAGTTGAAGAAAGTTATCCTACTATTGAAGTAACTGGATATAATGATAGAAGTAAAATGGTGAAAGATAATGACTAAAACTGTAAACGCTGCTGATACTTGGACTGCTCTTGCTTCATCTCTTGAAGGGGGAGATATTGCTGTAGATGATTGGGCAATAGTGATAAATAATGTTGGTGGCTATGGTGGTTTACTATTTGCTGATGATAGTGGTGATACCGAAGACAGTCCAGAAGTTATTAAACCGATAATAAATCCAGGGAATAAAAGATGGAAACTTTCTAATCTTGCAGTAGATGATCTTTATGTCTATGGAGACCTTGACGGTGTTTGGGCATCTTCAGCAGAAGTAATTGCAGGAAATGAGACAAGGAAGGTGATAAGTCCTGCAACGTTACAGTTTGCTATTGATACTTTTATAAATCCAGTTGGTATGGTTGCTAATTTTGCAATGGAAGATGTGCCATCAAGATGGCTTGAATGTGATGGTAGTGCAGTTAGTAGGACAACTTATAGTGCTTTGTTTGCTGCTATTGGTACTATACATGGTGTTGGAGATGGTAGTACTACTTTTAATCTTCCTGATTGCCGAGGTTTTTATATGTCTGGTTGGGATCATGGAGCTGGAAATGATCCTGATGCTGGAAGTAGAACAGAAGTAGGAGGAAGTGGTATTACTGGAGACCATGTAGGGACATTTCAAGAAGATCAAAATAAAGCTCATGCTCATTCTATAACAACAAGAGAGAACGAAACTATGGCAACTGCAGTAGCTGGATCAACGGCTACTGGAGGCCCATCAACAGCTAATACGAATAGTAGTGGTGGTACTCACGCTCGAGTAAGAAATAAAACATTTCTTACATGTATATATACGGGTGTTTAATAAAACACTATAAACGTCCAAAATTTGGACGTCCACCAAACGGGGGAGGTAATAACTATGGATCTTGATAGAGTAAAAAAGTTAATTGAAGAAAATGAAGACCGTACACTTAGACCTTACGTATGTACAAGCGGAAAAATAACTATTGGAGTTGGAAGAAATTTAACTGATGTTGGTATAAGTTGGGATGAAGCAGATACTTTATTTGCTATTGATGTTAACAAAGCTTATTTTTCTCTTTGTAGGATTTTCCGGAAAGAGGGGTTTCTTAATCTTCCAGAGATAATACAAGAAGTTCTTATGGATATGTGTTTTAACCTTGGAGAGACAAGGTTTAGAGGTTTTGTTAAAATGATTGATGCAGTTAAGGCAGAGGACTGGTCAAAAATGATTGATGAGATGGTGGATAGTAGATGGTATAAACAAGTGCCGGAAAGAGCAAGTAAACTTGTTCTAATGGTTACAAAATTTAATGAAGGAGTAAAGTAAAAATATGTTTGAAATTATTGGCGGAATTATTGTAGTTATTGTTGGAATCGTTGGAGCGATTTATTTTATTAAAAAAGCACGTAAACCAAACCGAGGAAGCGGAATTTAAGAAATGATAAAAGCCTTGATGATATCAATCTGTTTTATACTAATAGGTGAACTTGCTTCAATATATGAATGGGTTTCTTTGCACATATTCAATATTGAAGTTGTTTATCCAGTGTGCAAAACGGGGCTTGAATGCTTTAGCGTAGAATGGCTTACAAGAAACTATATTTACGCTTGCTCATTGTCAGGGCTTTTATTTTTATTATCTTTTCAAATAATATATCTTAAGAAATATATTATACAAATATCTAGTTTTATTTTTATACATTTAGGGATATATTGTTTCTTTATATATCTCAATCCGTATGATTATCTTTTAATTATAAGAATATGCGAAACTGTACCAGAAATTTTATTTATTATCTTAATTTGGGCGCTGTTTTGGCAAACAGATAATAAAAATAATGTAGCTAAGTGTATATATGGTATTCTTATGTTTATAAATTTATATCTTTTTACTGATGTACTTATAGTGAAAAATATAAAGAATTTAATGAACCCAACAAATTTTACAAGTATTATATTTATTATTTTTGTTATTTCTGGATTAGCTCTATATCGACTTAAGGCTATTATAGATTTATCAGATATTAAATCTGTAGAATTAAGACCCGGTAAATCGTATCTTGTATTTAAACCAATACATAATCTTGAATCTTTTATTAAGCCTATGTTGTTTGGAGCTGCTATGCATGTTGGTATAGTAATAGATGGACAATTATATGGTTATAAGAAGAATAAAAAATATTTTGGCCCTATTGAAGAAAAAGATCAAAGTGTCATAATTTATATTCCTATACCAGATATAGATATAAGTAAATATCTTAATAAATATCAGTTTAGTAAATTTAGGTTCACCTGTCAATATACTATTAATAAAATATTAAAAGACCAACTTGATACAANATATCAAAAAATAGTTAAACACTGGAGAAAANATGTTCGAAATGCTTAAGACGTTTGGACCAATTTTAGCTATAGCAGTTGTTCTTGTTTCGGTTCTTTATAATAGTAAAATAACAAAGCAACGAGAAGTTTTTTGTAAAGAACATCATAAAGAAACTGAAGAAATTAAAAAAAGACTAAATGCTCATGATGTTCAACTCGGTAAAAATGATGAAAGATATATAAATATATGTAAGAAACTTGATGAGATTAAAGAGCACAATGCTGATTCAGGAAAATGGCGAAATAAATATAATACAATGTTTGCTGATATAGATAGAAATTTAAAGCTTCTTATTAGGGAAAAATAAAATGTTTGTTCCTTTTGATGAACAAGTAGCAGCATTCACAGCAATGGAACAATTTATCCTCTATGGTGGTAGTATGGGTGGAGGGAAAAGTAGATTGATCTGTGAACTTGCACTTGATCTTTCGATTAAGTTTCCAGGGAATAGGGGACTTATTGCAAGGCAAAGTTTTCCTACATTGAAAGATACAACTATGGAGGTTTTTCTTACTGAGACACTTCCATATAAAGGGAGTGATTGGAATAATCTTGGAGCTAAACATTATAAACAAGATCAAAATATTGTTTTCAGTGCACTTGACCCACCTTCAGTTATTTCTTTTCGTGGACTTGATAGGGATAATAAAGAGAAAATTAAAAGTCTTAATCTTGGATTTTTTTGTCTTGATGAAGGAACAGAGATAGATGTTGGTATCTGGGATGCCTTATGTACCAGATTAAGAAGAAGACCCAATGGAAAAGCTATTCCTCCACAATATATGAAAGGTTTGGTTACAGCTAATCCCGAACCAGGATGGATTAAGAACAAATTTATAGATAGAAAGCTAGATAATCATAGATTTATACCGAGTTCGTTTCAAAGTAATCCGTATTTACCAGAAAATTACGCGTCTCTGTTTAATGGTATGAGTAAAGCTAAAAGGGAAAGATGGCTTTATGGAGATTGGGGTAGTATCGGCGGTCTTATTTGGTCTGCGTTTGATCCAAATTTTCATATTGTCCCATATGAGAAGCCTCCGAATTACTGGCGGTTTTATCGTGGTCTTGATCATGGACAACAAAACGCCTGTGCTTGTTTAGGTGTTGCAAGTTATTATATTGATAATAAAGTAAAAGAAATACTTGGCGATAGGCTTGATAAAGTAGATAGAAGATTTGACAAATACCCGATACATTTTGTATACCGACTTTATTATAAGCCGGGATTAGTTTCTGACCATAAAGAAGGAATTGATCGTTTGTTTCAAGACGTAGAAAACCCTGGAAATACTTATTGTGATCCAAGTATCTGGAGAAGAGATAGAGAGAAATTAGTAGAAGACAGAAAAGAAGATTGGTCTATTGCAGACGAATACGACACTCAACCTTATGCAATTAGAAGATTAGAAAAAGCTAATAATAGGGTTGATCTTGGAATTGATCGAGTTCAATTTATGCTTGAAATTGGCCATTTGTTTTTTATGAATCACCCGTCACTTAATCCACTTATTGATGAAGCTGACGGTGAAATTGGAAAGTATACTTGGAAAAGACCTAAGAATGAAGATGATGATTGGGACGAACAACCAGTCAAAAGAGATGACCATGCATGTGATGCACTTAGGTATGTAATGATGGCAGTAGAACATCCAATTCCACCACCACAACCAAAGATACACCCAAGAAGTTTTACAGCTATAGCAGAAAAAATTGATGCCCAAAGATCAAGATATAAAACTCCAGGACTTAAACAGCCAGGGATGAGATAATATGAAAAAGAACAATAGAAGAAAAAAATATTTAAAGCCAAGGAATAATAGAAAAAGACATGTGGCTAATACTCTTCTTGAAGAATGGGTTGATAATATTTCTGATGGAATAGAAATAAGAGAAGAATGGGAAAAAATGTTCAAGGTTGAAATGCTTGAGCAAATGTATCTTGGATTTCAAGAACCTGAGAATTGGGAAAATGAGTGGGTCACGATTAATTTGATGGCAGCAAATGGAAAAATTTTACTCCGGAATGTTGTACCGAAAGATATTCAAGTCAAAATAGAAGTTGATCGAATAAGTGACCCGGGTCAATTACAGCAAATAATGCAAAGTAGAAAAGTGAGACAGGTATTTTTACAACAACTTATAAATAGCCAAAAATTATATCAGATTGCTCGGCTTGTATATGTGACAAGTTTAGCAAGATTTGGTGTTTTTAAAGTTGGTCATACCAGTATAATGGAAACGAATAAAAAAGCTGGTATGGTAGTAAAGAATAAAAAAGGTGAGGTAGAAAGAGATAAAGATGGTGAGATAAAGATAGAAGGAAAAAAGAAAGTAAAAAGTGAACAATTTTTTATTGATTGTATCCATCCAAGTAAGATAATAATTGACCCTACCTGTGAGCAAATTAGCGATTCAGGCTGGTTTGCAGAAGAGATTAATACTACAATAAGTGAGCTAAAAGGAAACCCCCTTTATAAAAAAGTAGATTTTAAAGAACTTGAGAGGTACAGTAATAATAGAAAAGATGGTGATATTCTTAATAGACCTTTTGGAAACAGCTACGGGAACAATAAAAAAAGAGAAGTACAAAATTCAAAAGACTCTATTACTGTTTATGAAATATATGATCTCGTCAACAAGAGAATGCTTATTATAACTGAAGGTTATGATAAAATATTAGTAAATAGAGAAATGCCGAAAGGCATTCTCGACCATCCTTATGTATTTTTTATTACTAATCTTCACCCCAGAAATCCTTATGGAGTTCCGACACTTCATAATTGGGAAGGGCCGCAGCGAGAGTATTGCAAAGTTAGGAATCAATATCTTAGTCAAGCTAAAAATAGTAACAGAAAATATGTTACAAAAGAGGGGGCGCTCCGGCCTGAAGAGCAGGCCAAACTTCAAGATGGTGAAGATGGAACAATTTTGCAAACTGACGCACCAATTGTACCACTGAAAGATCCACCAGCTGCTCCGTCATTGTATAATAACAGTGCTATGCTTCGACAAGAGTTTGATCAAATGTCTTCAGTTGGAAGCCAGCAACGAGGTGTCGCGGATAGTGATAGTGCTACCGAGGCTGAAATAATAAATGCACGGTCAAGAGAAGGTGAAGCTTTTGATCATACTATAATGATGGAATCTTTGGAACTGTTAATCCAAAAACTTCACTTTCTTGTACAAGAAAATATTAAAACAAGTGGTTGTGTATTAAGTAATGAAAATCCTTATAAAGAATGGATATCTTATGGGCCTCAAGACTTTGATCCTATAGATGGTTCTTTTACTTTTTCTGTTATAGCAGAAGAGGTATTAAAAAATACAATGCAAGTAGAGAAGGCACAAATGCTTCAGTTTATGGATATGATTGGGAAGAATCCGGCATTGGCTCTTGTTCCTTCATTGATGGATTCTTTGTTATCTAAGTTCAGTGCAATAAAGAATAATGAGAAATTGTTGCAAGAACTCCAGGCTTATGCACAGCTGATGCTACAGATGCAAGTACAAATGGCGGTTAATAAGCAAGGTCAGGGTGGTGGTGGGGCTCAAAAACCAAAGAAGGCAGAAACTACAAAAAAATCAGCATCAAATAGCAGGAAAGTAGCAAGTAAGTAAACACTATAACGTTCCATTTTTTGGACAACGGGAGAGGATGGCAACAATGATAGATAAAGAATTGGTAATTAGTAATTTGGGAAAAGACGTTGTTTTTTACAGTGTAAATGATGGTACTATAACTAAGAGATCGTTCAAAGAATATCGTACTTATACTATTACGAAATCTGTTAATTCCATTATAGAATATATAAGTGGTAGTGGACTTATGAGATTGGAACTTAAACACGTCTTCTTACATTTGGATGAAGCTGTTGAAGTGTTTAAAGTTTAGGAGGATGGAAAATGCCACTATACGATTACGAATGTCTATCTTGTGGAAATATGCAAGAAGAAATAATGAGGTCAAGTGATGAAACTAATATTCTTTGTATTAAATGTGGAAGAAATACAAAGAGGCTTATAAGTGCTCCGACTTATAAAGATTTTGTTCCATATGTGGATGAAAATCTTGGGTCAGAACCGATTAGAATAACTTGTCCAGGACAAAAGAAAAGACTTTTGAAAGAAAGAGGTCTTATTGAAGCTGGGCTTGGAGAGATAAGAAGGAAAGAAATGGCACAAAAACAAAGACATATAAAAAGGGAGAAAGAAAGATGCCAATGTTCATGAATTTTGGAAAGAAAAAGAAGAAGCAATCTGATGACAGTTCTGAGCTTGAAGAGAAAATAGCCGCACTTGAGAAGCAAAATAAAGAGTTGCAAAATCTGGCTGAAAAAGATAAAGGAAATAAAGATGAAGTAAAAACTATCCTTGCAGATTATGAAAAGAAAATTGCTGAGATAAATAAAGATGCTAATAGTGGAGATAAAAAGAAAGGAGATATAAAACCCTTTAAACTTGATTTTTCAGAACTTACAATAGGGAAAGATGAAGAACCTGCGGCTTTTATTGGAAGAATGCTTCAATACGCATTTTCAAGTTATGATGAACATAGTCAAGATAAAAACAGTCGAAGGCAAGCAAGAAATAGTGAAGAAACAGAATTGGCAATTAAGAAGGCTAAGGCGACTGAAGGTCTGTTGAAAAAACTTTTTGATGTTGATGAAGACAAGGAAGAAATGGAATGGTCTGAATTGGCTGATAAAATTGGAGGAATCGTAAGGAAACACCCAAGTTATCAAGATACTCCAGACGAGTTATATAAATTGGCGAAAAGCAGATTGAAAAAGAAAGGAGATAAAAAGAAAGAAAAAGACAGTACTAGTAATGACGATGATGATGACGATGAAGACAAAACAGCTACGGGAACAAAAGGTAAGAAGAAACAAATAAAGAAAAATGTAGATATAGAATCTACAGAAGATGCTTTTAATGCGGCTTTAGAAGAGCTTGAAATAAAAGATAAAGACCTTTCGGATATGAAAGCATAATGTAAAAAGGAGAAGAAAGATGGCGTATCCAAGCAGCAGGACTATTAATTATGATGCTCTGCTAACAATGACGTTTGAGAATCTTAGGGAGAATTTGATAGATCAAATTTTCTCAGATACAGCCCTGTTGGCTGCAATTTATGGAAAGATTGGAGGGAAGAAAAAAAGTGGTTCTGGTGTTCGTTACGTTGATGGTGGAGAACGGATCAGTCAAAATCTTATGTATGGGAAGAATACAACTGTTAAGAGCTATGCTGGCTATGAAGCTCTCGATATTACACCGCAAGAAGGTTTTACTCGTGCATTCTTTACTCCTCGGCAGGTTGCTGGCTCTGTTACTATCTCAGGAGCAGAACTGGCAAAGAATAATGGGAAGGAGAAGATAATTGATCTTCTTGAGGCAAAGTTTAAACAGCTAAGGATGTCATTTGCTGAAGAACTTAATAGTCAGATGTTAGGGAAGACAATTTCAAGTGGTGTTTTTATTGCAGGTCGTGGGTCTCAAAGTGCAGGAACAGATCTTGATCCACTTTTGATGTTGATTCCAAAAGATCCAACTACTTCTGTAGAAGTTGGAAATATTAATCAGGCTAACTATAGTTGGTGGAGGCCGTATACTGTTGATGGAAGCGCGGCTCATGGTAGTAAAGATAGTGGGGCTGATAGAGGTTTTAATATCACAAGCTTTGCTATCTTAAATAATGCTATGATGAATACATATAATAGCTGTGCGAGAAGTGGTGGTGGGGCCCCTGACTTAATACTGACTGACCAACTTACATATGAGACTTATAATCTTTCATTTGAAGATAAGAAGCGATATGTAAATGATGATAGNGGNCCAGTGTCGATGGGGTTTGATAGTGTAAGGTATAAAGGAGCTGATGTAATATGGGATTATATGATGCCAGACGTAGATGGCGGATATGCTCATGATAGTGCTTCATTCTCTACCGGAACAATGCTCTTCCTTAATACACAATTTATTGATCTTACTGTGTTTAGAAATAGAGATTTCATAATTGAACCTTTTGTTAAGCCGGCAGAGCAAGATGCAAAAGTAGCTAATATGTTGTTTATGGGAAATATGACTTGTAGCAACAGAAGAAAACTTGGGATTATTTATGGGATTACTCAAGGAATTGTAAGCTAAGAAAAGGAGAATTAAAAGATGTATTTTACAAAAATTAGGAGTGATGTACCAGAGGCAATGTTTATTGTTGTCTATAATAGTTATTCAACTGCTTCACTTACGACTGGACAAGCACTGATGCACGACTATGCAACAGATGCTGATGGAATAAGTGTTACAAAACCTGCTGCTTCTATATCTGCGGGAGTTGGTCATTTTGGTAACGCCTTTGCTGGAATTGCAAATGAAACAATCGCGGCTGGAGCTTATGGGCCTGCTCAAGTATGGGGTTATAGAAGTGATGTCAGGGTAAGGACAAATACAGGTGGTAAACCTGCTATTGCGGCTGGTGTAGCTCTTACACTCCAGAATGCTGTATTTTGTCTTGAAAGTTTTCTTGGATGTGTTCCTGCAACTTCAACACTTACTCAGCATGTATTTCATCCAGCCGGGTTTGCTCTTGCAGCCCAAGCGAGTTGGACTACGAAAGCTGTAGCGGCTTTTATTAAAGCGTTGTAAAAAACATAAGACGGGAGATCTTAAAATGAATAAAAAGTTTAGTATAAAAAAAGACGGGATTGTGATAGAGAAAGAGGATTTAGTTGACCCAATTTTGAGATGTGATAACTGTTCTACGATTAATTATTCTCATGATTTGCAAGATAATGGGGGCTGTAAGAAATGCCCTTGTATTAAGTTTAAAAGAGTAATCGGTATAACTGATAAAGAGTTCGATATGCTTAAAACAGACAAAATTGTTTCTGAAAAGTTTTTGGCTGAATTCATAGATAATGATAAGTTTATAGAAGAAAGAAAAAAGAAAATACAAGCAATGAGGAGGACGACTAATGGATAAGAAAAAAGTTGTAATAGGCATATGTGCTTATCAGAGTCCTGCTCCTCAAGTTGTAGAAGATTATCTTCGGTTTTTTTACCACCTTGGGAAGGATAGTCCACACGAATATTATCTTTCCTTTATGTATAAAAAGGAACAATTCCGAGCAAGAAATAATATTGTAGAATCTGCGCTTAATATGGGCGCAGACTTTTTGTTTTTCTTAGATGATGATCATCTTCTCCACGGAAGATATAATATTGTAGATGAACTTATTTCTCATAATAAACCGCTTGTTGGAGGACTTTATTATCAAAGAGCGCAAGAAGGAAGTACACCTGTAGCAATGATAGAATGTTCCACAGGTTATAGGTTTATTAGTGATGAGGCAATCGAAAATAATAATGAAAGACTGATGGAAGTAGATACAGTCGGTGGTGGGGCTATGCTCCTCGATTGCTCTGTACTTAAAATGATACAAGGCCCGTGGTTTGTCCCAGAAACAGAGTGGGGGACAGATATCCAAATATGTAGAGCTTTTCAAAAACTTGGGCACTCTATATATCTTGATACGGAAATGGATATAGGTCATTTGTGCCCAGAAATGATTGTTATAGATAAAAAGAATAGAACTCCTGTAAGGGATAGTGAAGTAGTTCCAAAATTTCAATATATTAAGAATTGGAATAATACTTATATAAAAGACTTTTTGTCAT